ACGAGATTACGTACGGTGACTGGAGTTCAGACGTGTGCTCTTCCGATCTAAATATGCACAACGACCCCTTTTTTAACTTTTCCCAACACATTTTTAACATTCGCCAACAGAGTTTGGCACGCTTTTTGCATAGGCCGTGCCAAACCTCCATAAACCTAAAGAAAAAAAGCACCTACGAACAGCTATTTGGCCCGATATTTGCATAGCAACAAAACAAAAATAGCGCACCAAAATATTTTGGCGCGCTATTTGCATAAGCATTTGCTTCTATTCTACGTAAATACCACTACTCAACAAATCGTAAATTTGTTTTTGTTCTTCTATCATCATATTTTCTGCGCTGATAGGTTCTACATCATCGAAACGCGAAAAACCCGTAAAACTACCAATATTACCGCTTTTTCGGTCATTATTCAAACCCTCACCCAAACTACTAAACCATTTTAGTAAAACGTATGGTTCTATTCCGTAAAATAGCCGTTCGTTCCAATCGTCACCGCCTATCGTTTTGCTCTCTGTGTTTTGTGATAGGTATAAAACGTTGGTTTTTGGTTCTGTTTCTTCAACTTGGAATACAACCCCGTTACAAGATATTAACGCGCTCGCATTACCCGTTAGAACGTTAATAACATATTGTAAATTTATAGTTTTACCTATGTAATCATTTGGAATATTCACGAATCCCAAGAAAGGCAAAAACAATTGCACAACGCTTTCAAAATCCACGTTATTTTTATTGTGGTTAGGTATTGTGATATCTCCGAAATTGAGTGTAATTTTGTCGGTTTCGGGTTGGTAACATCTTATTTTAGTATTGTAGTTACCGCATCGTATAACATCTGTACTACTTGCTTTTATCGGGGTATATATACGTACAATCTTGTTCACGTAGTCGCCTAAATCTACATTATCGTAAATAGCCGCGCCCGTTTCTGGGTCTGTACCCGTTACACGGAAGAAACGTTTTGTACTAAATTCGTTTAGGTTATCATTAGTAACTAGGTAAACATTAACCGCACCATATTTACCACCTACCACCGCCACAGGGTATGCTTCGCCCTCTATGGTGAACAAATCCCAATCCCCCATAACTATTTCGCCCGTTGCTGTTAGGTTATCTTCTGAAATAGTAAGGTTTTGTGTTCTAAAATCAAGGTGTTCATCTTGATATGAGAAATGAGGTGTACTTTTGGTTGCATCAAATTTAGTATTCTCATTTGCTGTTAGTGTAACTTTTAAAGTTTGCCCTACCTCTACTTCTGTGGGTAGGTCAGCGTTAGCGGTGCAATTAGAAAGATTAGATTCTACCTCTACCTTTTTAACGGGTGTAGGTTGTGTGTACGCTGTACCTGTTATTGTGAAGTCTTCCCAATCACCCATAACTACTTTGCCCGTTGCGATTCTGTTATCGCTTGAAATAGTAAATTTCTTTTCTACGGGGTCCAAATTTTCATTAGTGTATGAGAAATAAGGTGTACTTTTGTTTGCATCAAACAAAGCACTTTCTTTCGCTGTTAGCGTAACGTTTAAAGTTTGCCCCACTTCTACTTCTGTGGGTAGGTCAGCGTTAGCTGTGCAATTAGTTAGGGCGGTAGTTACTGCAACCTTTTTAACGGGGGTAGTTTGGGTGTATGCTTCACCTTTTATTATAAAATTGGAGTAATCACCCATAACTATTTCGCCCGTTGCTGTTTTACCATTTTCAGAGATAGTAAAGGGTTTTTCTTTAGTAACTGCGTTTTCATCGCTATAAGAAAACGCGGGTACACTTTTTGTTTTATCAAATACGCACCCCGTGTTAGCTGTTAGTGTAACGCTTAAAGTTCGGCCCACCTCTACTTCTGTGTGTAGGTCGCTATTAGCGGTGCAATTAGTTAGGGCAGTAGTTACAGCAACCTTTTTAACGGGGGTAGGTATGGTGTACGCTGTACCCCTTATTTGGAAATCGTCCCAATTTCCTATAACTATTTTGCCCGTTGCGGTTGCTCCGTCTTCCGAAATAGTAAAATTTTTAATTATAGCGTTGTAGCTCTCGTCATCGTACGAAAAGTTTGGTGTACTTTTGGCGGCATCGAATTTATACCCTTCATTTGCCGTTAGTGTAACGATCAAAGTTTTACCCACTTCTACTTCTGTGTGTAGGTCAGCGTTAGCGGCGCAATTAGTTAGCTTAGTGATTACGGGTATCTGTTTGCCAGGGGTCACACCGCTTTCGTAAGCGGTTGCGGTTATTTGTACATTTTTTAAGCCATCGTTGAAGTAGTTATTAAAAATAGCTTTTTTCCCGTCTTCTGTAATCTTGTCGAATTTATATTCATAGTGTGAAACATATTGGTCGTAAACAATACGGGGCATATCTGTTTCCTTGAATATAAAGCCATCATCAGCAACTACTACAACATCGAGGTTTTGTGGTACTTCTATATAATCGGGTACGGGTTTACAATGTAGAAAACTACCATGTATTTTAATTTTTGCAAGTGCCATATTTTATAGTTTAATTGTTAGTACCTTTCAGTGTTACCATAACAATTTGGCCGTTTTCGTCTAATAGGTTTTTATTAGGAAATTCAACCTTTTCAAAATTAGGTACACGATTAAATACGTTTTCTCTGTTAGATATGTAGGGGTTCGCGTTGTCTGTTTCTGTTACCCTTGCTTTTGTCTGTAAAATTGCCGTTTCATACGTTTTCAGAACGTCAACTTTTAGAGAAATTTCGTAGGTATAATTACCTACAAATTTAACGTCAGTAATTGAATAGAAACGCCCTAAACTATCTATTTCGCAGTAGTTAAAATTTGGGGGTGTTGTTCTTCTTACTAATAAAGTAGGGGTTAACACGTTAAAACTTTTCCGCAACTCGCAAGGTATATTAACGGGTGTAGGTAGTGTTTTATTTATCACCCGTATATCTCCATTATAGTTGTAAAAATTTACTGATACCATATTTGTAAAAATTTAAAAGGGTGTAAAGTTGTTTACACCTTACACCCTCAATCACAACTCAATACAATTAAGCAACGAAGAAAACTACAAAGTTTTCGTTTGTATCGTTGAAGTAGCCAGCATCAAACTTGTAATAGTTATTAAAGAACTCGGCCTTTGCGTTATAGTTAGTAGTTACGCGGCGGTTGAGGTTACAAACGCCTAACGCTTCTCGATCGAACATAACGCCAAGTACGCCGCTAATTTTAACGGGTTTGCCGCCTGTCTCCGTGATGTCGATGTGTGCCGTGCTTGCAAAATCGTACTTTGTGCCGCTTCCCTGCCAAAATGGAACACTTTCCGCGTTAGGCAATAGTACCTGCTCTTTGTTGTACGTATCGCTGTACAAGTACGCACGCGCGGCCTTTTCGAAGTCCGAAAGTAGTACAACGTGTAAGTTTTCGCGAGGGGTAAAGCGTGGCTTACCTCCAATGTTAAAGGCGCTAGAAATACTGGCGAGTCTATCCGTGTACAAACCGATTGTGTAACTAGCGAATTTGATAAAATCGGGGTCGGTCAGCGCCTTTGCAGCGGTCAAAGTAGTACCTTTGTTATCTTTGTACAACTTTAGCAAGTTGACACAACGGGCGGTGCTATTGGTTGCGTAGTCGATTTTATCGCCACCAAAGGCCTCGTTATCAGCTATTAAAGTTTGTGCTATCATGTTATTGATAGTACGCATAATTAACGCGTCTGTCTTTATGGTGATAGACTTCTCCACCGCGTTGTAAATCATCGAAAGAAACGCGTTAAGTTGCTCAGCGTTGCTAAAACTCTCCTTAACTTGTCGCTCGGTTATAGAAACGGGCACCTCGAAAGTTACCTTTGAATTGAAGAACTTTGCCGTAACTTGTGGCTTATGGAATACATCTTGTGAGTAGTCGGTACCGTCCGTTAGTTCCCAACTTTTATTCTCTTCGGCCTCTGGCAGGTCCGCGCTAATTTTTTCGAGTACTGAACCAAATTCCCATGCGTCCATAAGTACAGAGGGGATTTTGCCCGCGTAAGGACGATTGACAAACACAACTTTGCCAATGTGGTTAACAAGTGATTTTACGTAATTGTCTACCGCGTTTTGGTTAAAAACCTCATTACCCAAATCGACAAGGCCCGTTAAATCCTCGCTAACAAGTTCTGTTGTTCCCAATACTTCCTCAGATACGGAATTTATTAGGGTAAAAATTTGTTTTACTTCCATGTTAGTATATTAATTTAGTTATATCATTTATAATTGCAAAAATAATACTTTTGCGCCAATTTTGCAAATTAAATTCAATTTCCTTTGTAAGTTCGTCCGTTGCTGACTTCGAGCCAAGGCCTACAACCTTTTGTGTACTCGTCACATCGTTAGTACGTGTATTGTCGTACGTGGTACTATCTTTGTCGTACTCCACAAAATCCTTTTCGTTGTATGGCTTATTAGACGAAACATTTGTGTTGTTATTGTTCGCGCTTTCGGTGGTCTTGTCTTCGCGTGTTGTCTGCTGCTGTATAGGGTTAAGTACATCATATTGCGCATTGTAGGCACTCGCAACACGTACCCAATTATTAACACTCAACGCAATGATATTTTTTATATACTCGTTGGCGTTGGCTTGTGTTATGGTGTTGATACACTCTCGCTCGCTGTAGTTGAGTAGTACAAGCGTATCAAGGCCGACACTATTAAGGTCGCCAAATATTGCAGCGTATTCCGTGGCAAAATTTGGTTTGAACACCTCCGTAAATAGGCCGTGTTTAGGGTCGGGGTAAAGGTCAATTATTTTCATTTTCTTCTTCGTTTTCTTCGTCCTTTTCGTTGTCCGTTTCGGTTTCCGTTTCGGTTTCCGTTTCGGTTTCGGTTTCCGTTTCTGTTACTTCCTCTTCTTTCTGTTCACTAGCACTTTCGCCACTATCAGAAGTATTATTTTTATTATCTTCATTGTCTTCGTTTTCGGTTTTGTTTTCTTCTTTGCGTATCGCCCAACTACTACCCAACTCTACACTAATTTCAGTGCCAAACATAGCGTTTATTTTTTCTACTGCCTTTTTTTGCTCTTGCAGCATATTATCAACGTAGGGGTTTAGGGCGTCCACATTCATTTGCACCTCGCTTGTATTCAACCGCTCGCGCTTTAGGTTGTAGTTAGCGTTTAGGCCTATTTCATTAAAGGCGGACGCCTTGAAGTATTGAAGTAGTTCAATAAGTTGCGTTATTTGGTTCGCGCTCTGCGTGGAAATGCTTTGCAAGTTCACCCCCTTAAAAAATGCGTTTTCGCCAATCACTGAAAAATCCCCTTGCATGATTTTGTTTACAAAATCGTCCGCGCTTTGCTTTGTCTTGTCATCGCTCGCACTTATTAACATAGTGATACGAGAGAGTACCGAACACGTATTAAGCGACAAAAGCGTATCACTACACAATACACCATATTTACCGAAGATAGGTAAAAGGCTATTTGCACCACTATCGTTTTTAATTAGGACGCCTTCAACTCCTATTTTGTACGACTTGTTAAGGTTGAGGTAGGGGTTACTTACAATGTACTCGGTTGCCTCATTGTACGCGTTGGGTACACCTCCAAGACCACCAGTAAAAGCGTACATTTTGCCGTCTACCTCAGTTACAAAAACATTGCCGTTGGTCTGCAAAAGGTTTTCCAAATTGTTTTGGGGTAACGTTTCGGGTAAACCTTTGTACTCAAACATGGCTTGCGTGATGGCTAACATCTTTCGAATGTAGCCATTTACGCTTTTGTCTTTGTTTTTTATTTGCTCTTGATACTTTAAGTACAAGTTATCTTTCTTTGCCATCTGTCAAGGTTTTTATAAGGGTTGATAACTCGCTTAAAACTTTGGTGTTATCCTCCAAAGTTGTACGTAGGTTGTCTGTTTCCTCTTTGTGCTGCTCATCGTGTTTTGTCATGTAATAAAATACGATTAAGCACATTGCGATGGGAAAACCAACATTTGAAATCATTTGTGTGACTTGTGTAATATCCATTTTGTAAGGTTTTATTACTGCAAATGTACAGAAATTATTTTATACTTACAATGTTAGTTTTTGCTGAAGTCATTAAATAATTTCTCACAATCTCGCCAACCTCATTATTTTGGTAAAATACTTTATCAGTTGCAAAGTACCGCGCAACTTGCGTTTCTAGGTATGTAGCGCTACTTAGTAACTTTCTTTTGTAGTTGGGTTTCCCGTTCATCGTTAGGCTATATATTAGCGCGTTGTCGGGGTCTTTTATAGGGGTGGTCTTTAGGTGGATATACGTAAAGTTTTCGTTTCCGTGCTGAATAATGTTGCCTTGCAAAATATATTCATTGAATACAATGTAATACACAAAAAGCACGTCATTTGGTTTGTACTTCGTGGGCAAATGTGGATAGGCCGCCATTTCCCATTTGCCGCCCGTTATCATTTCAAGATTTTGATTATCAAAGCAAAAGTACTTGTTACTTGCTTTTTGTTTAACAATGGTACTGCAATACTCCACCGCCACTACTGCACCATGTTTCCCAAACTTGTATATGTCGATAGTGCCTTGTTCCATGTTCGTTACTTGCTTCAACCCCATTTCGGTGAAGTAGGGGCAAAACTTGTTTATTGTGTTACCAAGCATAAATACTTTAACGTTGTCTCGCTGTCTTATTATGGTACTTAACAAGTTCATGTACAACATAAATTCATCGGGCAAATAGTACCTACGAGTTAAAAACTCATCAAAAACAATCGTGGTAACGTTGGGGTAACTGCTACTTTTTTCGTGCTCTTGCTCTGATAAGCAAAAACCATAGCAAAAAGGTGTAGTTTGTGGTACGTACTTCTTTTTTTCGTGGTCGTATTTTGCAAGATACCATTTACCGCCAATATAAAATACAGAGTTAAATTCTCCATTTGTTACTTCTTCAATATACCCGTTTGCCACGTGGTTAGCAAACAGATTTTCAGCACGTTTGCCGCGTAAATCCTCGCGCCACCTACGTATATAGGCCATTTGTTCGCCCGTCTGTATGTAACGTTTAATACCATACGCCAAAGTGGCGTAAGTTTTGCCGTTCGAACGCTCGCCAAATATTATGTTATAATCTGCATTTTTGTTTAATATGTTTGTGAGCGAGTAAAATTTTATCGTTTCTTTCTTATTTGTTTCTTTCTTCATTGTTTCAGTCTTTTAATTTTATACCCTTTAGATAATTTAGATACATCACACTTAATGATAAATTATAACTTGTTGGCTCTAAATGTACACCCGTGTTTTCTGCAAATGTACATTTTTTACCTTGATAGTCGGTAACTTCACCCGTTATTTTGTAGTCTATGTACGTATGTATATTTTTGCCCGTGGCTTCGCGTGGAAATTCAAGGTAATTTGTAAAGGCGTTAAATATGTTGTCACCATACTTTTTAACGAGGTATGGTATAGCCGATTTTTTGTTGACACCGCTAATTGTTAGGCTATATTCATAACTTTTGCCGCCTACATTAAGTGCGTTTTCTTCTTGCACCATATATCTCTTTGCGCCTAACGTCTTAAAACGTTTGTATGTCCCCTCGTAGTCCCAAACGCCTAACGTTTTAGTAACTCCCTTAATGGTTTCGGGTTCGCATTTGGCAAAGTCTATGTTGTGATGTTTACACGCTTCCTTTAATTTGTTATATACTACATTGTTATACATATTAAAATACCGCTTATGTGCTGCTGCGTTCTTTAACTTTATGCTGTCTGTATCGCTGTAAATGTAATCTTGCTTTGCCTCATAAATCGCTGTAAATAAATTGCGCCTTGCATAGGCGGTAACAAATACGCCCCAAGGGTAAAACAAAAAGCGGTTTTTACTTTCGTTGTACTTCTGCAACATTTCTGCTTTTTCGCTGTCTGTTAGTGTGTTTTCGTCCCATTTGCCGTCATATACGAACTCATCACGCAAAGGGTTAGTAACACACATACCGTAGCAACTGTTTAGCATTTCCTTACTATTTAGATACTCCACTTCTTTTCCTTGCACGCCTTTTAACTTTGTCTTATTTTCATATAGGTCCAAAATGGTACGTACAAAATCAGTTGGCAAATAGTCGGCCTTATAGCAATACATTGCGCCGATACGGACACCGCCCCACGTGTAAAAGTTGCGTATTATGTTGTAGTCTATGTTTGTTATTGTAGTGGCTACCTTTGCAGCACAAACTAAACGGCCATTGTTTTCTACGTGGTTTACCTTGACATAGCATTTGCTTACACTTATAGGGTTATCTTGCAATTCTTTTGCAAAAATGTTGGTAAATTCCACGTCAAAGATACACAGGTACTTACTTGTGTAGTACTCGAATTCTTTCATGTTTCGGGGGTTCACTCGTACCCCCTTACTCATAGGGAATTTTTCAGACACCATAACATAAGGGTAACTACTTGTAAAATCGTAACTCGCAACGTTTTCACATATTTCATCTATATGGTTGGCGTTGCCATGAGTAAAGCCGCCACTAAACGCCCTTTGTAGCATATTAAACTCATGTAGGCCGTTGATATTTAAAGACTGTATTAAATTGATACATTCCCAATTACGCGCGGTTTTTCCGTTAACATTTTTGCTTAGCATTGCTTTGCGGCAATGTTTACGCACATACCCCGTTTTTGTTAGGGGTAATCTTGTTATTAACTTGTTTTGCTCCAATTGCTCTTGTATGTAGTTCATCACTACTTTTATATCATTCACGCAATAAAGCAATTCTTTCGGTGTTAACTCTGTTTGTGTGTGTCGTATTTTGGTGTAGTCCAAATCTCCAACCATTTTTGCACATTTGTACTTTTGTAGTTGCTCGCCTAATTTTGCCAAATTATAACCGCTTAACAAGTAGCTGCACCTAAATTCTATACCTATAGTTGTAGTTGCGTATAGGGGTTTGCGCAAATCAATACTAAAAACCTTTTCCCACTCAAAAAGGGTGCGAAAAAACTGAAATTCGTATGATAAATTGTGTATGTACACAATTATTTTTTTGTTCGCTGATAACCCCAACGTTTTTGCTATCGTGTTACACATAACTGCGAACTCGTCCCATGTTCGGCCAACTATTACGTACCCATTTATACCAAATTGCCACACGTACATAATGGCACACTTTTCCATTTTTACCCCTAATTTGCTGTACTGCTCGTATGTATATGTGTTGCCGTCTTCGTCTCGGTAAAAACTACTTACTTCTATATCAAATGCACAAGGGACGTTGTAAAATTTACACCCTTTGTTATTGCCTATTACGTTTTTGTCGTTTACGGCCAACTGCAAAATATCTTGTATGTCGGTTGCCTTATAAATACCACTATGTTGTTCATACGTTATCTTTTTCATAATCCAAATTTGTCAAATGTATCTAGGATTGAATTTAAAGCACCTTGTAAGGCGTTGTGTACATCTTCTTCTATTTCGTTTGTCTTTTCGTTTGCCGCTTTTTCCAAATCTCGGTCTAGTGCGTTTTCAAGGCTCACCGCGTCACTTTCTATTTGGCTACTTACGTCCGCGGCTTCACTCTCCAAATCGCCCGTAAAATCTTTGTAACGCATTAAATATTTTTCAACAAAATCGGTGTCCGATATACTTTGTATCTTATCGTTTATTCTATCGGCCATTAAATTAAATTCATCGTCTGTAAGATTGTACGCCTTTTTTAAATGCTCGTTGTATTCTCGTGTTCCACCTGCTGTACTGGTAGGCTGTTTTAAAAAGGCAACCGCTTTTGCGTATTCTAGTTTTAACTCGTCCCATGATAAATCACCGACCGCAAATTTGCTGAAACCCTCAATACCTCCTTTATTCAAGGCTTTTACCGCGGGGCTTAATAGACCTTTGCTCTCAACGTTTTGAATACGTCTATTTGCTTGATGAAACACACGTCTTATTTCTTTACGCAGTTCGGGACTACTTTCGTAACTCTCCAAAATTTCTTTTTTGAGTTCGGCACGTTTCGTTGCGCTTAAAGTAGTATTAGCGTATTCTATTTTACCTTTTAACCTCATAATATCAAATTAAAAGGGTAGGCAGTTATTAACCACCTACCCCGGTGCGTGTAACTTACTTATCTGTAAAAGTAATAGTGTGACAGTTACGGCCGTGGCTCTCGTACTTACGTACAATAAAACCAACTTTGCCGCTCTTGATGTCATTCACCGCGTCCGTGTCATTTACAATGTCATTAAACATCTTTGTTAGGTAGATCGGCATATCAACAAGCTTTTTGACGTCCGACATAACCACCACGACTTTTACACCAAATTTGCTGCGGGTGAAGTAAAAGCCGTCTAACGAGTGGACCTCGTTAGGTTTAGCATTGTATAACTCCTTAAGGCTCGTAAATACGTAGTCTTTAATGTCAAACTTAAAGGGGTTTTTATTGCCCTTGTTGTACTTTTCTGCGAAACTTGTCATAACTCAAAATGTTAATTGTTGGTGCTGTGTTCGTTGCTGAGGTTCATCAAGAAGTTTCTAAACTTCGAGATTTTAAGAAGTGTGCGAGTGTTCGCGTTAACTTCTTTGGTGGTCATAAGTTGGCCTAATGATGTACAAGCGGTAAATATCGCTTCATCGAATGCGTTTCTGTCTTCGTTCATTTCTCTTGATATTTAAGTAATGTGTTGTGGTTAATGTACGTTGTGTCGGTAGTTACAATTGTTGTACGGCCGTTAATGTCGGTCTGCTTGTACATTGAGCAACTTTGCAAAGCCATGCACAAGCCGTAAAGTACAGACACCACAACAAGAATGTAAGAGATACAAAAAATAAATGTACCTACTTTCTTTAAAATCTTCTTTTTCATTTCGTTTGTTGGTTTGTGTTCCACGTGGAACGTGTATAATAGGTTCTAAACTCGCTTCGTGAAACGTTCTATAAATAAGTTGTACGCATTGTTGTAAAACTCGTGGTTGTATCTCTCGCTTGATGTTGCAACTTTTTCTCTTAAGAACGTTGTAAAATCGTTAGATAAGCCTCTGTTAATAATGTAAGCACAAGCAATTACAAAAGCGTCACTTTCTTCCTCTTGTGCTGTCTTTATCTCAGTACTAATGTTTTGTACTAAGGTTGCAATGTTGTCGATAGTTACCGCAACATCGCTAAGTAATTGCGAATTGTTACGTTCTGCCTCGTGTTCTACATTGTTACGAGTTACGCGCAATATTCGTGTAATCTCATCGTACATTTGTGCTGTAGTTGCCATTGTATTATATTTTAGTAGTGATATACGCAAATATGAAATATAACGCGGTCGGTGGTGGGCTGCGGCTTGTTGTCTGTGCGCTCAGCCGTCATCGTTAATCTATCTTTGTAAGTGCACTTGTAACAATCTTCAGTGAGCATACACGCAACGCCCTCTAAGGCAGCTTTTGCTTGTCTCAATGTGCTATAAGGTACTTCGTTGTACCACCCCCGTGACTTTTTTTGGTGATTGTCGTCGCTGTTACTCGCTGTGTAATAAATGCCGTATTTCATTGCTGTAATGTTTTGTTTTTTAATTTTGATATTGCAAAGGTAGTTACTTTGTGTACTTAATGCAAATTTTTAGTATTAAAATATCTTAAAAGGTTATTTTTTGTTTTTTTGCTATGCAAATATCGGGCCAAATAGCTGTTCGTAGGTGCTTTTTTTCTTTAGGTTTATGGAGGTTTGGCACGGCCTATGCAAAAAGCGTGCCAAACTCTGTTGGCGAATGTTAAAAATGTGTTGGGAAAAGTTAAAAAAGGGGTCGTTGTGCATATTTAGATCGGAAGAGCACACGTCTGAACTCCAGTCACCGTACGTAATCTCGT